GGAGTTGTTTTGAGAGCAAATAGTTACACCATGCGCTCCTGTGTGATTACCAGCGACAAGATCGTTTGCCGATGCGTTATACGAGCTAGGGCTACTATTCCCCAGACCCAGCTTCCCGTCCGATGTGATGCGGAGGCGTTCGCTTGACGCAGTGGCAAAAGTCAATGCATCATCAGTATGCAGATACCCTATGTATCCCCGATACTGGTCGGCTGGTGTGGTGGTATCACCGAATTGGATATAGGAGGATCCTGTAGTTCTAGACCAAAGCTGTAAGCCGCCATCAGTAACGCCAACGCTTCCAACCGCGATGTATTGAGTGCCAGCATTACTGTTGTCTGTGCTGCCAACCTTTACATTTCCATTCTCATCAACAAACAACCGCCCAACGCCATTAGTCGAGATGGCCACTTGGTCCACGCCAGGGGAGTAAACACCCGTATTGGTGTCGCCGGTAAAGGTAATTGTCGGTGCGCCAGCCGTACCAAGTGCATGGCTAATAACACCAGTTGTTTGAACAGTTTGGCTGCCAAAGTTCGGGCTGATCTTGGTGCCGGCAATGGCGGCAGAGGCATTTACATCGGCGTTGACGATGGTGCCATCAGCAATCATTGTGCTGGTGACAGTGCCGGTGTCCGCATTCGTAATAACGGTGCCGGTACGATCCGGGAACGTGATCGTGCGATCAGCAGTCGGATCAACTACCGCCAGCGCCGTTTCAAACGCATTGTCAGTTGCACCCTCAAACGTCAGGCTGCCAGTAGCGCCAATCTCCAAATTGCCGGTAATAACGCCGCCAGACTTAGGCAGTGCAGCGTTCGCCAAGTCATAAGCCGACTTGACCGCAGTGCTACTTGCAATCGTTGTACTGCTAGTAGTGCTCGTGCTATCGGAAAGTTTGGATTGCAGACCCGCAGGGGTCACAGCTCGTGCAGTATCAGTGCCAGTCTGGGTTTCGCCGTTTGTTGCCAGTTCCAGCAAACCTTGAACGGTGGTGCTACCAGCCGGAGTGGCGTTCTGCCATGCAGAACCATCCCAAATCTTGACGCCAATAGGGGTCAGGCTCGTATCAAGCCAAACTTCACCAGTGCTATTGCCACTGCTTCCACCAGCAGCCGGGGTTGCATTAGGTGCAGTCGTTCCAACGTGGACGGGACCGACCTTAATAATGTCCGCGCCGGTTGAATCCTTGAAAAACAAGCCCGGTGATGCGGCGTTGGTGTTCAACGCAATCTGACCGTCAGCAATGCTCGTCGTCGGACGCTTGCTTGCAGTGCTGCTACGGAGAGACTTATGAGTCGAAGCCATTCCCTTAACTCCGGGCGGACGGGATTACTTCAGTAGTGTACCGAGCTCAATACTCTCCGTCGTCAAGCACCACGTCGTAGGTTTCAAAAACGTACGTCAAATCACGCCAAGCCGTGTAGTAATGCGGTCCACCGACTTTGATCAGCGCGTCGCCAGGCGTTCCGCCGATTGGGATCTTGTCCCCGCTGTAGACAAAGCTTTCTGGTCGGTGAACCATTAGTAAGTCCCGTCATCAACAGTCCCAATCGTCATTGCACCTGTGGTGTTGTCCACCAGCACTTCCGTCGATTCCCTCACAACACCGAGTGTCACAGTGGAAGCAATCTGCACACGACCCCAGATCAGTTCCAAGGCATCGCGCACATCCGCCACCCCCGACATGTTGGGGCTGAAGTAGGTGCCATCGCTAAGGATGTCGTAGTCGTTGAAGGTGCCGCTAGCACCAGACACCACGGCAACTTTGGTCCAGTTCGATCCGGTTCCTTGGCTAAGCACCCAGTCACCGACTGCCAATGATGCGGCTGGTGCAGGGGTTGTACCAGTGCCAGCAGTTGTTACCGCCAGATAAACGCCGTTGTTTTGGCTGCTTGGTGTGCCTAGTGCTTGACCAACAGTGAGACCTGCTTCAGTTCCGTACTCGTTGAGCGAGACGACTTGGTTGGCCGTTGCGTCGTAAGTACCGCCAAAACGCAGGTTTAGCTGCGTTGGACTGCCGTAACCAACAAGCAGCCAATAGCCGTTTGGCTCGGGGGAAACGGTGCCGATCCAGATGTATGCGGAACGGTCGGATGGGTTGATCCACCACTGACCCGCAAATTCGGGAACTGGCGCACTTTCGCTGATTTGGGCAATGCCGTAATCAGCAAGCTGCTCAGCAGTGACGCTGTTTGGCGCAAGAAACTCGGAAGCGAACGTACCAGTTGTGATCTTGCTGGCATCCAGGTTGGGGATGTCCGTGTCTTCCAGCAGCGCACCAGTGCTGACGTGACCTTCAGAGTCAACTGTGACCTTGGTGAAGGTTCCAGTGGTGACACTGTTTAGGTGGTTAAGGGCGCCAGCTGCATCAACTGCCAAGCCGGTGCCGGGCTGGACGACGCCATTTGTGCCACTCAGGGCAATAGGAAGATCAGTCGGCTCAAGTGCGCGGAACGTTGGGCTGGCATCCGCACCAGTCGTAGGACCGGCAAAAACACTTGCTGCTGTTTGAGTGTCAAGGGTGGTGGTGACTTCCGCGCTAGTAGAAGTCGGATAGGTAACGGCAAAACCGATTGGCGTGGAATCGGTGAAAGTGATTGTCTGGACGCCTTTTTTGTCGATCCAGCTAATGCCATCCCACACGCGGATCAAACCGCTGTTGGCGTTAATCCATTGCTGGCCAACAAAATCGCCAGGTGCTGCAGGATCGGCAGATGCGACAACGGTTGCCGAACTGTCAGCCAGCTTGACGGCAGTGATGGCATCGTCAGCAATCTTGGCGGTGGTGACGTTGCTGTCAGCAATCTTGTCCGTGACTACAGCGTCATCGGCAATCGTTGCGGCAAATGTTCCGGTGCCGGTGCCCGTTACGTCGCCGGTTAATTCAATCGTTTGATCGCCGGTGTTAGTGCCTGAAGTAGTACCGGAATGGGTGCCGCTAAACGTACCGCTTTGCGTTGCAAGCGATCCCAAGCCCAGCGTTGTGCGTTGCGCTGCAGCATCCGCATCATCAAGCAGTGCACGACCGGCAGAAGTACAGGCAATTTCTTCAACGTTGCCAGCACCGGCGCTAACACGACCAATTAGTAAATCGGTGCCACTGGTCTGCTGGATTTTTGCGTATGTAACGGCATTGTTTTGTATTGCAGCCGTGTCAACTGAATTATCTGCGACGGCATCAGATGTGACGGAATTTGTTGCAAGTTGATCAGCAGTAATTGCATCATCAGCAATCTTTGCAGTCGTTACCGCGTCATCAATAATTTGCGCAGTATCAATCGCATTAAGTGAAATCTGAGTTGAGGTGACAGACGCACTGGTTAGCTTTGCTCCAGGGATATCTCCGTCAGCAAGATTAAGTTTGGCGTATGCAATCGTCGCGTCAACAATTTTCGCGTTAGTGACTGATGCATCACTGAGTTTGCCGGTGGTTACTGCGCCATCGGCAATCTTGGCTGTAGTTACGGCGCTATCGACAACTGCGGCGGTGTCAACCGCATTATCTGCCAGCTCGTCTGCAGTGACTGCATCGGTGGCAATCTTTGCAGTAGTGACTGCGGCGTCAGCAATTTTGCTGGTGGTGACAGCTGCATCCAGAATCTTGGTCTCGGTTACAGCATCCGTCGCAATCGCTGCCGCACCAAGGCCAGCCGCATCAATCTTCGCCGTAGTTACCGCGTTGGCAGCAATCTTGTCGGTGGTTACTGCACCGTCTTCAATGCCGGCGGTTGGAGCAACGACTTGCTGATACGCGGCACCGTCATAGACCGTCAGATACTTGGTCGTGCTATTGACGTAACCGCGACCTTGGAAATTATCTGCGCCAGGTTCAACGCTGTCGTAAACAACGCTGGAGTCATCGGCCAGCTTGGCGCCTGTGATCAGATCGTCTGCAAGCGCGGCAGTGTCCAGCTTGGTAGCACTAGCCTGATCAAGCTTGGCAAGATCAATACTTGAGTTATCGGCAAGCGTCGCACCAGCTTCAAACAGGTCCTTTGAGGTGACCTTCTTGGTCTCGCTGGCAGAAATATCGACAATAGGCAGCACGTCAAGCGCGGCCACGTCAGCTTCGTTGAGCTGCGTCAGCTGTGTAATTCTTTGGTCAGCCACACGCCAGCTCCAGGGACAGCGATTCTCTTAGCAGTTTAATCAGTGACTTCGGTAAGGAGGAAGTCTAGGTTCTGCTGTAGACGCAGACGATCCGTGTCTTCCTTGAGGATGTAACCGGACGGCTCACCGATCAGCAAGCGGATTTCGCCGGTCGTCACAAAGTCGATCGCGCAGTTGATCGTTTGATCGGGGCGGACCTCCACGCCAGTACGAGTGACCATCGCGTCAAACTCGTAGTACACGTCTTGAGTGCCTGGGTACGCCTCGTCTTCGGTTAGCTGCAGAAAACAGCTGAACTCACTACCAATATCGGTGCGGTTGATTAGCTGAAGCATCAGCAGCGAGTTTTCAACCAAACCGCTATTTTGAGTGTTAAAAATACAATCAATTGATCCAGAGCCGCTGATTAGTCCAGCGGAATACATTTTGCGGAAACGGTCGGACAGCGTGGTGGTGTCCATGCTTTCCCGATCAGTGTTAAAGGAAAAGCCGGTTACGTCCCCCAGCAAGCGTTCAACTGAACCGTACACACTGACATCAATGGCGATGGGGTCACCGCTAAACGTTTCTACGGGATACTCGTAACTGCGGTCGTTGTTGATCGCTTCACTGAAAGCCTCAAATAAACGAATGCCGCCGATTCCGTTGATGTTGGAGTACGCGATGACTTCATTTAAAGTTGCTCCACCGCCGTCAGGCCACGTCGAACTAGGGAGAAAATCAAGCCCCCGTGGGTCGTCCGTGACAATCCGCAGCTGATCGCCGGTCAGCAGATTTTCAACTGAACCATCAAAACTAAATCGGTTTAGGACGGTATTTACATCGGCAGAGGAAACCTCTGTGCGGAAAGATCCTGCCGCCTTACGCTTCAGTTTGACCTTGCCGTAATGTCCTAAAAAATAGGTCATGCGTCAATCAGTTCGCGGAAGGGACCGTCCACCGTGAATTGAATAGCGACAGAAGTCAGTTCGCCCGTGCTCACTTGGAGCGAGGCATTAGTGATGTAGGCGTTGAAAACAATGTCATCTTTCACATCGCTGCCGCTACCAGCAGTAGTACCAACACGCAGCGCCATACCAACACGGTCACTGGTGTCAACACCGCTCGTCGATGTTTTCATGATCTTGCTGAGCAAGACGTCGAATTGGGTCCCAACTTCGGAACCGCTGTCCTTTCTGTAATACAAGACCGTGGCACTGCCGGTGGCGCTGACGCTGCCGGGCGTGTAGCTCTTGACGGCAGTATCAACAGTGGTGGTTTCCAGCAGTTCCAGCGTGGTTTCAAGCGACCAGTCACGCAGTTTTAAAACTTGCTGGGACGATGCGGGCGTAACGCCGCCACTTCCGGCAGCTACTAAATACAGTGCGCCGGTACGGCCAGTGAAGAAAGCCATGACTGGCTGCGGAAAGATGCCTTCAGTTTAACCAAGCTCACCGTCAACGTAAAAATTGTTTTCGGCTGTCAAGCCCAGGGCAATTAAGGAGTTGCCGTCGCTGTCGGTCGGATGCTCCACGGCACGGACTGTGGTTTCGCCTTCCTCGTCCATCGACACTTCCGTGACACGGAATACTCGCTTGCTTTTAACCGTTGTACCAAGCACGAACAGCGAGTCCGCTTGGCTAGCCAGTGCAGGTGCATTGTTTCCGCTGACTTGCACGTTGCTGAATTGAAGGGTTTGTTGGCCTGATTTGTACACAAATACGGTGTACGTCCCGTTGGGGATTTCCCTAGGCAATGGGGCGTTAAGCGCACCACCCGCTTCAATTCGCCCGCTGTAAATGTTGTCCCACTGGTTCATGCCGACTTCGACGTAGACGTAAGCACCAGGGAATACGGGGCTGTCCGTTGGAAAGGTTTTGAACTCAATTGAACGTCGAATGTGACGCTTGCTAAGGGCTAGATACTTGGCGAACAGTACGGCTTGCTCACGGCGGGAAACAAATTGCGAGATGTCTACGCTCTGGCGCAAAGTCTGCTTGTAATCAACGTCCGCCAGATAAACTTCGACGCTGGCATTTCGAGGGAACACGTCGTTTTGTTCTGCATCGCGGTACACAATGTCCAATACAGTGTCTTGAACGTTGGCTCCGTAATCAATAAATTCTTCCTTGTATGAACCTTCAAGGATATTGCCTGAGGTAAATAAGGCTGAAATTTTCAACTGCTTCTCGATTGCTCCTGTCGTTTCGTCGTAGGGAACTGCCGGGATGAGCGAATCTCGCCCGCCAATGCGTCCCAGTTCCAG